GACCGATGAGCATTATCAGTGGCAGTTTTACACCCAGGAGTGACTTCTTGTCCATACTTCGAAAGGAACTGTTTGATATCATCATATCCAAACTCCACTAGTGGATCAACACTCATGATTAAATCATCACCATAATTGACCATTCTTATCTTGTCGAACATGTCGTAATTGTTGAATTTGGCGTGCCATGACATTAAAATATAACACAAATTGACGAGACAGTTAATAGTAGTGGTCAATGGCTGACCGGATGGATTTCCTTCAGTGATGAACATATCACCTTTTACAATAAGAGTGAACTCAGCAACATCCAACGCCATCGTTTTCATTGCAAGTAAGTCTTCCCCTGAGTAACAACCACTCTTTGCACAAAAATGAATTAAACAATCAAATGCAGCCAACACCACTTCTTTCTGCATTCTTTTGTCAAACTTTTTGTAATCAAGATCGATCACTCTGTTAGGGTAAAAGTTGATGTGATCATACAGTTCGGCCCAAGTTGTAGAAAATGAGTTGATACCAACGATGTGGTGCAATTGTAGAGTTCCCTTTTTATAAGCAGCCATCACGGGAAGAAAGTACTTGCGCAAGAGTGCAGTGAAAATGCTTGAACACCCATTGAACATACGAATGGCTCCCTCTTGAACTTTAGAAATCTTTTCCCGCTGATCCTTCAGTGCGGCCATAAATGGTGGACGTGCACGAACTCCTTTTCGATAATTGCTTTCCATTTCATCAAATGTGCTTTTATCTACTGGGGCAAATTCATACAAATCATCACCAACAAGCTCCATCCTACTTCGCTTGTTGCCAACATAGGGGTAACCAAATGAAGTGCTCATCTTCATACCAGGCTCTGAATCCCAACCATTGATACTCGACAGGTATCTATAGGGCCTTGAGACACAACAATAGGTAATTGCCGCAGAGCAGTGAAAGCTCCATGAATTTGATTGGACGTGAAGTTGGTTCGAGCGCTCGCAAGGTAATTGAGGTTGTATTTAGTAGGGCTACTACGAGTTTGGTTGTTAGAGGTGAAAATGGGTGCCATTTGCTTCTCTTCATCTGGCACATGAGGGTCTACAATATCAAAGAACATGGATTTTATCACGTTAGATTTCATAGTTTTACCTCCCAAATTCACCGTTCCAATGATCTTAGATGGGTGCACTCTGGGCGTGGAGTATTTGAGTACCGAATGTTCGTATAAGGGTTTTATTTTGGGCATACCAGGGTAAAGATACATGGGAGCCTCAGTTCCAGAGAGCGCTAATGCAACATCCTTAGTGTACTTGCGCAGATAAGGGAGCAATTGACGCTGGGATATATTGACCACGTAAGATAAAGACATAGATCCAGCGAATAAAAAGCCACACAACCCTGCTTTGTCTTTATTGACATATAACAATGGTGATCCACAGTGTCCACTAGAAGCTGAAAAAGAAAATCGAAGAGTGTTCTCACTGTACAACACAGTTTTTGATAGAGGATCTCGATACATGCCTCTTCCTTGATTCACACACTGCACATCAAAAACAGTCTCACGTGTACATTTGTTCAAGTCTTGTTGGAAGATGAATGCTCGCCCATTAAACGCTTTCGATTGAATCAAATCGGGTAACACAAATTTCCAAGTATCTTTTGGGGACTTTGAAGCACGTGCCCTGAACATACATAAGTCTTGGTGAGGTATAACTTCCCATGAATCTGCATCATAGCGCTTGTCTTTGATCTTGATAAAAACAGTGTCA